GTTTTTCAAGAAGTTCTAAACAGATGAAAATACCACACTTATCGTCACCACCGATACCTGTAGGGTCCCCATCAGGAGTAATTGCCTTAAGTGATTTGTATTGAACGGTAGGGTCAAAAGTCATCCCAAATGTGTTTGGTTTTGGAAGTACGGTTTTTACCACAACAATTTCTTCCACCATTTCGTGTACTGTGTCGGTGTGTGCAATAAACATTGGGTAGTGTCCCGAAGCCAAGATACCCTTTGTTGCATAGATGTTTCCATGCTCATCGTTGTATACGGAAACACCATCCATTTTGGAAATAACACCCATAAGGTAGTTGACCATACGGTCTTCACGGTAAGTTTTGCTCGGAACTGAAAGTAGTTCCATAAATCGTTCGAGAGTGTTATTTTCCATAGTTGACTACAAAGATAATAAAAAATTGTTAACAAACAAAAAAAAGGGGGATTAATTTTCCCCCTCAATTACTTCTTCCTCTTTTGATGTAAGAGTTACCACTTCATCGGTAACAGTAAGTTGGTAATGTTCACCAATCTTGATGTTACTTCGAAGTACTTCCTCAGAGATGAAGTCTTCCACTTTTTCTTGGATTGCTCGTTTGATAGGACGGGCACCGTACTTTTCGTCAAATCCAACTTTTGCCAAGAACAGGTGAAGAGATTCGTCAAAGCTAACGTGATAACCAAGACGATTCAAACGTTTTGTGAGTTTTGAAAGTTCAATATTCACGATTTGTTTTACTTCAGCTTCTCCGAGATAGTTAAACATAACCACTTCATCAAGACGATTCAAGAACTCAGGGGTAAAATAACTTTTGAGTTCTTTTTGAAGAAGTTGTACTTTCAAATCTTCGTTTGAGGACATACGAGATGTTGTTTCAAACCCAACACCGGTACCGAAGTCTTGAAGTTTTTTAACACCAATGTTAGATGTCATGATGATGATACAGTTCTTGAAGTTAATCTTACGACCCATACCGTCAGTCAAGTGACCATCATCCAACACTTGGAGAAGAAGAGAGAAGATGTCTTTGTTCGCCTTTTCAATCTCATCAAACAACACCACAGAATATGGTTTGTTCTTAACCGCTTCAGTAAGTTGACCACCTTCGTTGAAACCAACATAACCTGGAGGTGAACCAATCAATCGAGACATTGAATGTTTCTCTTGATATTCTGACATATCCACACGAATAAGAGCATCTTCAGCTCCGAAGATTTCCTTGGCCAATTGTTTTGCCAAGTGTGTTTTACCAATACCCGTTGAACCCAAGAAGATGAACGAACCGATTGGACGATTTGGGTCTTTGATACCCACACGGTTACGACGAACCGCTTTTGCAATCTTGGTAACTGCCGAGTCCTGACCGATTACGTTTGCCTTCAGACTGTTCTCAAGTTCAAGAAGTCCTTCCATCTCTTTTTGTGAGAGTTTGTTTACGGGGATTTTGGTCATAAGTGAAACAACTTCGTAGACCATCTCTTCGGTGATAAGTTTTCGCTGAGTATTTTGTTTGAGTTCAAAATCCTTCTTAGCGTCCTCAAGTTGTTTGAGGATTTTCTTTTCTTTGTCACGAAGATGAGCGGCTTCTTCGTAGTTCTGTTTCTTCACCACAAGAAGTTTTTGTTCTTTAATGTCTGACGCTTTTAGTTTTAGTTGCTCAATCTCTTCAGGTAGTTTAACATTGATTTGAGAACGAGCACCTACTTCATCCATGATGTCAATTCCTTTATCAGGGAACTCACGGTCAGTGATGTAACGGTCAGCCAAATAAACACAAGCCTCAAGAGATTCTTTTGAATACTCCACTTTGTGGTGTGCCTCATAACGGTCCTTGATGTTGTTTAGGATTTGGAGAGTTTCTTCAGGTGTAGCTGCGTCCACCATTACCTTTTGGAAACGACGTTCCAATGCTCCGTCCTTTTCAATGTTCTCACGGTATTCATCCAAGGTGGTTGCTCCGATACATTGGAGTTCCCCACGAGCAAGTGCGGGTTTAAAGATGTTTGATGCATCCAATGAACCTGATGAGTTACCAGCTCCAATAATGGTGTGGATTTCATCGATGAAGACAATGATTTCAGGGTTATTGTTAAGTTCCTCAAGGATTACCTTAAGACGTTCTTCAAACTGTCCACGGTATTTAGTACCTGCAACAATCGAAGTCATATCCAAAGACACGATACGTTTGTCACAGAGATTTTGGGGACACTCCCCTTGGAAGATTTTCATTGCCAACCCCTCGACGATTGCAGTTTTACCACAACCAGGTTCACCAATAATAATTGGGTTATTTTTCTTTCTACGAGATAGGATTTGTGCAATCCGAGCAATCTCTTGGTCCCTACCGATAACGGGGTCAAGTTTTCCCTTTTCAGCCAACTTGATTAGGTCACGGGAGAAGTTATCCAACACGGGTGTATTGGATTGGGGATTTTGGTCTTTATTACGTCGACCAGATTTTTCATTAGGGTCCATTTCTTCTATCATAGTATTTATGTTTTGTAGTTCAAAGTTAACAATAATTGTGAAAGTATCAAACTTTTGTCAAAATGTCATACTACTATTTTAGTAAATGACATTATGTCAGTGTTGATACATTGGCACATTTTTTTATTATTGGGTAGACAAAGATAAAATAAAAACTTAAATAAAAAAAACTATGTTTGATTTTTTTGGAAATGGAAGAAAGAAGAGTCTCGATGAGATGATGAAAGACTTAGAAGAAATGTTGGGTTCAAATTATAACCCGATGGGTGGTAATTACATTGTTGGTAAATCATTAACAGAAAAAGGAACCGATGAAAATGGTGATTGGACAAAAGAAACCTTCACATCAAAAGATGGTTCATATCAAATTACCAGTATTGTAAGAACTTATGGTTCTGATGGAATGAGACCATTAAAGCGTCAAAAGAAAGAAACAACCAAAGTTGAAAGTTTAAAGAAAGAATTAGATTTGGCGGTTGAAAACGAGGACTTTCTATTGGCAATCAAGATTCGTGATATGATTAAGGACCTTGAAAATAATAAAGACCTAATTGACGAACTTGAATCTAAATTAAAAGACTGTATTGAAAAACAAGATTTCGAACAGGCAATAGAAATTAGAGAACAACTCAAAAAATATCAGAGTTAATTAGAGCCCCTACCAAAAGTGGGGGTTTCTTATATTTATCAGTATGGAATCACCTTGGAAAAAATTCTTGGACACTGTATTGAAAGATGATTTTGAGAAATTACTCAAAACGTATTATGAAATGAGAATACTGTTCCAGAATAATAACGTTAGTAATCGTGACCTTGAAAAAGGTGAGGGTATAACTTCTGAGGGGTACCGTATGAGGGATAGGATTCTAAATCAGTTATCTCATATTGTACAAACTTTAAGAAAGTATGGTCTAATTGAAAATGAAGACGGATTTACTAATTACTTAAAACAAGAATTACTTAAAATAGATTTAGAAACACCTTTAAAAGATTAGTATTATGGCAATCAAAAGTGAAAAAATTGACGGTACAAAAATTATCAATGAAGTAGAGTCTTCAAATCTATCTAAAACTGAATATGATACCGCAACAAAAAAAATGTTGGTAACATTTAAGAATGGATTACAATATGAGTATGAAGATGTTGCTCATCAGACATACACAAGATTCAGAATGTCCGAATCACAAGGAAAATATTTCAGTACTGAAATATCAAAAAAACACAAATTTACAAAACTTTAGTAAGGTTGATATTTATTAGGAAATCATCCTGATGAATTCAAATTTAAAGGCAGTAAAAAAATTGTTTGATAATATCTTGTTTAAAGATGTTGATGTAGATTATTCAATTTGGGATGGTTCGTCGGTCGGATTTGAAGATACTAATGAAGAAAAAAAAGTTTATATAACCGTATCGGTCGACATGGAAAGGTTTTCTAGTACATTAATCGATGGAAATTCAAATTACAATAGAATGATATCATCGTTTCCTGACCAAATTTCAAAAGTCGCTTCATATTTGGGTTTATCGTATAGAAGTATGGATTTAGTTTATGATGTTAATAACAGTGATGTATTAGATAATCTATTTTATATCATGAATAAAAATTTCAAATCAGAACTGTTATCAAATGGTGTTAGCGAACAATCGTTTATAGATTCAGAATTAGAGATAGTATTATATACGAATGAAGAATCGATAGATTGGGATGACTATTATTTTGAGGCTAGAATTTTAGTACAAGGAAAGAGACCTTTTGAGGAGGATGAGGAACTTAACCCTGATGGTATATATAAAATAACATCTGAACAAGTATTCAAAATTGCTCAAAGTGTGATTAAAAAATATGATAAGTTTGTAAACTTGTTAGAGGTAGTAGAATGGATTGATGAATAATATTTATAAAAATGGAAGAATTCAAAAAGATATTATCTAGTTTCCAAGTTAAGGATACACTTAATCCTAAAATTTGGACAAATGTTGATAATGAAGAACAGTCAAAGATGCACCCTGAAGTTAGGGAGGCATTATTGGCAATTGCAAATGAATTCATTGAATTTTTAAATGTTGATATTTTTGTATCAGATGTAACCATGACAGGTTCATTGGCTAATTACAACTGGTCTAACTTTTCAGATGTTGATTTACACATCATGTATAATTTTGATGAAGCCGGAGAGTTTAAGGAAATCTACAAAGAACTCTTCAAAATGAAAAAAACATTATTTAATTCAACTCATGATATACAAGTTAAAGGGTATGAGGTTGAACTATATGTTCAGGATAGTAGTGAACAACACATATCTTCAGGAGTTTATTCTGTTCTTTTTGATGAATGGATTAATGAACCATCATTAGAGGAGGTTAGTATAGATGAAAGAAAAATCAAAGAAAAAGTTGAACAGTGGATGGACATCATTGATATGACTATCGAAGACTCTGACAGTGATGATTTTCAGTCATCTATAAAAATGATTGAAAAAATAAAAGACAGATTGAAGGATTATAGAAGTGCCGGACTTGAAAGAGAAGGTGAATATTCTTATGAAAATTTGGTATTCAAATTTTTAAGAAGGAACGGATATATACAAAAACTTTTTGATTTTGCTAATCAATTGACAGACAAAAATCTTTCCTTAGAACAAGAAGTTGTTGAATAATTTATAAAACGCTGAAAAATGTGATATTTCAGTATATTTATATAGAAAAAAATTATGGCAGTAACAGCATGTACTTCTTATTACACCGCAGTGTTAACAGGTTATGTACCTGGAACAGGTGATACTGTGGGTGAAATTGTAACGTGGGATTTACCACATCCTGTTTGGACTGAGGGTGGAGAACCTGAAGTTATTGCTATCCAATGTCAGTCCTTTACATTGGGAGGGTTCAATGGACTAAACAACTAACAAAAAAATATACAAAAATGGCAGATTTAAAACCAATTGGTAGTGAAAAATTGACGGGAGAAGCTAAGTTAAGACGTATTATGGAAATCGCACGTTTTAACGAAGTTGACCGTACAACCATCAAAGAAACATCGACTACTGAATATAGCCGTCAGTTAGCTGATGGAAAAAAATACCACATCGTTAACGAAAAGAATGGTTATATCATCAAGTCTAGCATAGACGAATCAACAGGAGATTATATGCAGCCAATGAAGAATAGAAAATACTATTCTTCATATTCTCAGGCACTAAAGAGTTTCAATTTATTAGCTAAAGAATTAAACAGAGTTCATGAAAATGAAGAAGGAGTTTCATTGTTTGGAGAAGAAAAGAAATTTGTGTTAAAAACACCTAAGACTGAAGAACCTGCGGCTGAACCTACATTTGATTTACCTGCACCTGAACCCGCAGCACCTGCAGCTCCTGAGGCACCTGCAGCTCCTGAGGCACCCGCAGCTCCCGCAACTGACGAATTAGACTTAGATTTGAGTATGGATGAACCAACAGCCGATGGAGGTTCTGATGAAATTGATTTAGGTCTTGATATGGAAACTGAACCATCAATGGATGGTGATGAAGAATTGTCATTTAAATCAGTTCAAAAACTTACAGGTAAAATCACACAAAAATTAAGAACTTTAGATACACAACAAGGTTTGACATCTGAGAACATGAAGTATGTTATTAATTCCATATTATCTGCCATGGATTTATCAAAACTTACTGAAGAGGATTTTGACGATATCATGAATAAGTTGGAAGGTGAGGAAAAAGATACTATTGATTATGGTGTTGATGATGAAATCGATTTAAATATCGACGCTAATTCTGAAATGACTGAACCAGCACCTGCTGAGGAGCCTGAAATGGCTGAGGGTGAAGTAGGTTATGACAAAATCATGGATGAAATTTTCTCAGAATCAAAAATTGACAAAGTCCTTTCAAAGTATTTTGTAGTTACTGAGTCTGAAAAGAAAATTGAAGAAGATAGAAAAGTTAATAACTACATTTCTAAAATTAGAAATAAAGTAACTATTAAGTCACAAGTTAAAGAACTATCTGAAACGATTGAACAAGAATTAACATCTGATTTTTTAGTTAAAGAACATAAGGATATTAAATTCTTAGGTAAAACAAACAAGGGTAATTTAGTTTTTGAAAACGAAGGTCAACAACTTAAAATTACACCAAAAGGCGAAATTTTATGAAGTTAGTCTACGTAAATGAGTTAGGACCTAATTTTAGAGGCGATAACATTTACGAGTTTATCTTCTCTGATATTGATGACGTTTGGGGTGATGAGTGGGATGCTGAACCAGCTTCAGGAAAACCCTCTCCACCCCAAATTGATTTTATAAAAAAAGTAGGAGTTCTTAAAAATTCTGGATTACATTTAAATCTGATTCAAAACTCAGATTTTTTTTCAGTTTATGATTCAGTTGAAGGTGTTATTGCACTTGCATGGGAAGATTCAGACTCTGAAGCCGTTACAGAAGAAAAAATGAAAAGATTAGTTTTTCATTTTGGTGAATCTGTAAAACAAGTAGAAGATAAATTATACGAGAGAGACATCGTATTAAATTATGAAAAAACATTAGTATTATGAAATCTAACAAAATAATCGTCTTATTGAAAGAAGGATTTAGATTTGAAACATTATCTAAATTAAACGAAGGTCAAATAAATGCTTTGTACGGTAAATTAATTTCCGAACAAAGTATTACTGATGCAGCCAAAAAAGCTAAACAAGAATTAGCAGGATTAGGTCAAACTGTAGATGCGATTGCTAAAAAAATAGCATCAGAAGAAGATAATATTGAATCTGACGACGCTTTGGGTGACTTATCAATGCAAGCCGACACAGGTCAAGAGACACCTCACGATGAGAAAGATATGGCACCTGATGGTATGGATGATGATTCAGATAACAATCGTACCACTATGGGTGAAGAAAAGGAAGAAAATAATGCATTTGCTATTTGTACAAGTCAATTAGGTAAAGAATTTAAAACTACTAAAAGAAGTGAGTGGAGTGCAAAACAAATGAATAAATATGAGAGATGTGTTAGGGATGTAAAACAACAAAATGAAAATCATCAAAAGGTTGTTGGACAGATTGAGGAATCTTTAGTATCTTTGATTCAGAAATACGTAATGACTGAAAAAATGACAAAGAAAGATATTTTAGAGGCGGACACAAAAGAGGCTCCTGTTAAGACACCGGTGAAAACTCCGACAAAACCTGAGAGAAAATCTCCATACCAACCAAAACACAAACCAGCACCAAAGGCTGGTAACACAAAAGAAGCACCTGTTAAAACACCGGTGAAAACTCCAACAAAACCCGAGAGAAAATCTCCATACCAACCAAAACAACAATCAGCCCCAAAAACTGAATTACCTGATTTCTTAAAATTCAAAAACTTAAATATTCAATTCAGAGATGAAAACGAGGATTAAAATTAACGAAGCTCCAATCAGTTACGATGGACCTGAAAGAATGTCACCAGACATTCAGAAAAGTATTGAAGATAAGGATACTCCATTTTCGGACAATCCTGCATTGGATATTGATATAGATGACGATGGTACTGTGTCAACTTTTGAAGAATTAATTGCTTCAAAAAGATTTAAAGACGTAGTAGAAAAGGTAAAACGATATACGGGTTTGACTAACATCCCTCAGGGAATGAACGGTCTACAACAACTTATGATGATGATGGCTCAAGCTGTTCAAACAGTTAAGTCAATTGAAAATGAGAACAAAGAATATTTGGAAAACTTAGCCGTTGATTTGGTTAAAAAAGAAATGTCCTTACCTGATAACGCATTCCAATTTGATGTTGAACTAACATCAGGTATGGGACAGGTGGACACATCTAAATTACCAAAAAAATCTCAAGAACCCTCTGAAGAGGATATAATGGATAAGTTTGGAGTTTCTGAAGATGAAGCTGAAGATGATATTGATAACTTCATGAAAGCTTTTGAAAAGTTTGACTTAGAAAAAGCAAAAAGAAGATTTATCAACTCATTAATCCAAGGAGCATCTAAAAAAGGACACTATATGTTCAACTTAGTTGAAGAAGAATTAAATAGAATCGACCCAAGACTATTAAATCTTTATGGTGTGTTGATGTCTATCAATGATTTGTTGTATTGGATTATGCCCGAGCAAATGATGAACATGATGGGTGAAACTGGACAAGGTGTTGAAGGAACTGAAGAAGTCGATGACAAAACAGACCCTCCAACTATTAAGGTTAAAGGTTTGTTCTTCCCAATTCTTATTCACGAGTTACTTAAGGGTGTGTATGAAGTATTAGGTACACAAGGATTACCTGATGACCCTAAAGCTGCCGAGATGGTTATGATGTCACAAGACACATTACCATATGAAATGTGGGATTTAAGATTAGGTCCCGTAATTTGGGAAAGATTCTTGGAATCATATCCTGATGAGTTATTTGAGGATGATTTGAAAGAAATTCAAAACTATTTGTTCTCAAGATTCTCATCGTTGAGTACTGAGGAATTCTTCCAAGTTGCAAGAGAAATCATGGGTAAAACACCCGCAGGAAAACAAATCGTAAAGAAAATGGTTAATGATATCATTGAAGAACTTAAAAAGTATGACTATGAAGATGCTATGAGTTCTGATGATGAGGACGAAGACGACGATAATGACTTCAGAAACTTTTTGGGCGGTTTAGGTATAGATTTATCATAAATGATTTATACTATGGTCAATGGCGTTATCGAAAGAACAAGCAATTTTAGAATATGCTAAATGCGTAAAAAACACATCTTACGCACTAAAGACATATTTGCAGACATACGATAACACACAATCCAAATACGTTCCTTTAGAACTTTTCCCTGACCAAGTCAGGTTAATTGAAGATTACGACACTTACGAAGAAAACATTGCTTTGAAATATAGACAGGCGGGGGTATCTACGGTTACCTCTGCTTGGGTTTCAAAACGATTGGTTTTTGCCTCAAAAACAAAACCTGAAAAAATCCTTGTAATTGCCAACAAACAAGATACGTCTATTGAAATGGCGAACAAGATTAGAGCCTTTGTTGAACAATGGCCGTCTTGGTTGGGTGTCGGTTTTTCTAATGATAAAAACGCACAAAAACACTTTAAGTTATCAAATGGTTGTGAGGTAAAGGCGGTTGCAACATCTAAAGACGCACTTCGTGGTTATACTCCTACTATCCTTATTTTTGACGAAGCAGCCTTTATTGATGCGGATGATGACTTCTGGTCTGCGTGTATGGCATCTTTGTCTACGGGTGGTAAAGTAATTGTTATTTCTACCCCAAACGGATTCGACCCAATTTATTATAGTATTTACGACCTGGCTCTCCGTGGCATGAACGATTTCAAAATCACGGAGATGTATTGGTATCGTGACCCACGATATTCCAAAGATTTAAAACTTCTTAAAGTTAAAGATATCGTACATTATCTTTTGAATCGTTCAGAATATAAAGATGAAGAAATTACTGTAGACTACTCCCATATTAATCCGTATGAAAGAGATTTTGAGTTAATTAAAAAACAATTTGCCGACGGTTACAAACCATACTCATCTTGGTTTGAATCAATGGCAAAAAAGTTAAAGTTTGATAGGAGAAAAATTGCACAGGAATTGGAGTGTAACTTCTTGGGTTCAGGTGACTCGGTAATTCCTTCAGATGTCGTTGAAAGAATTAAAGAAAATGACATCAAAAATCCTGAATACAAATTTATGGGTGGTGCTATTTGGCAGTGGAAAGAGCCTGTTGAAGGTCATAAGTATATTATGGGGATTGACGTATCTCGTGGTGACTCTGAAGACTTTACAACTTTTAACATTATTGATTTTGATGAAAGAGAACAAGTATTGGAGTATCTTGGAAAGATTCCACCTGACGTGGCTGCGGAAGTTGCTATGAAGTGGGCGGTTATGTACAACGCATTTGTTGTAATCGATATCACTGGTGGTATGGGAGTTTCCACATCAAGAAAACTGCAAGAACTTGGATATAAAAACTTATATATTGACGGTGTTAACGTTGCTGACAAGTGGAAATATGACCCAAAGGCACTCGAGAAGATTCCCGGTATTAACTTCAACTCAAAAAGAGTTCAAATTATTGCTGCGTTCGAAGAAGCATTAAGACATGGTTTTAAGATTAGGTCCAATAGGTTGATTAACGAGTTGAACACGTTTGTTTATGTAAACGGTAGACCTGACCACCTAAAAGGGCAACATGATGACCTTATTATGTCATGCGCCATGGCGATATATGTTGGTGAAACATCTTTTTCACAATTAGAAAAAGTTACTGAAACCACAAAGGCGATGGTTGAAAGTTGGACGGTAAATGAAACACCGGTAAAAGGTTCCATGAAAGATTTTAATCCTGGTTTATCTATGGGTAACTATGGAAGGAATAATGAAAAGTTTGGACAACCTACACAAAGTGATTATCAGAAGTATTTATGGTTATTCGGTAAGTAAATATTTATTTCTTTATTGAAGAATGAACGTATTATTAACTATAGTATAATGGCAGAAAATAATTTAACGATTTGGCAGAGACTTGGTAAAGTGTTTGGTCCCGACTCAACTTTGGACCAGCAAGCCCCTGTTTACAAATTCGACAAAAAAGAATTACTTAAAACACCCGATAAACAAGAGTACGAAAGAGAAAAACTTCAAGCTCAACAATCGCTTTATTTGGGTCAACAATGGACCAAGGTAGAAAGTAATCTTTATACTCAAGCCGTTTATTATCAACCTACAAGATTAGCAGCATATTATGACTATGAGAGTATGGAATATACTCCTGAAATTTCAGCAGCCCTTGACATATATGCCGAAGAATCAACAACAGTAAATGAAGATGGATTTATATTACAGATATACTCTGAGAGTAAGCGAATTAAATCAATTCTTGCAGACTTGTTCAATAACAGATTGGATATTAATACTAATCTACCTATGTGGACAAGAAATACATGCAAGTATGGAGACAATTTTGTCTACCTAAAATTGGACCCCGAAAAGGGTGTCATGGGTTCCCAACAATTACCTAACATTCAAATCGAAAGAATTGAAAGAGGTATGAAAATTTCATCAGGTAAATACCAAACTGACGCAACCACAGATGCTTTGAAGTTCATTTGGAATGAAAAAGATTTGGAGTTTAATACATGGGAAATTGCACACTTTAGATTGTTAGGTGATGATAGAAAATTACCTTATGGTACTTCTATGTTAGAAAAAGCCCGTCGTATTTGGAAACAATTAATTTTGTCTGAAGATGCGATGTTAGTATACAGAACCTCAAGAGCACCCGAAAGACGTGTATTCAAAGTGTTTGTCGGAAACATGGATGACAAAGACGTTGAACCGTATGTACAGCGTGTTGCCAATAAATTTAAGAGGGACCAAATTGCCGACCCACAAACAGGAAACGTGGATTTAAGATTCAACCAAATGGCGGTTGACCAAGATTTCTTTATTCCTGTTCGTGACCCTAACGCACCAAACCCAATTGACACATTACCAGGAGCTCAAAACTTATCTGAAATTGCTGATATTGAATATATTCAGAAAAAACTATTAACGGCACTTCGTGTTCCTAAGGCATTCTTAGGTTTTGAAGAAGTTGTTGGTGACGGTAAGAATTTATCATTACAGGACATACGTTTTGCAAGAACTATCAATAGAATTCAGAAGTCTATGATTCAAGAGATGAATAAGATTGCAATTATTCACTTATACATTCTTGGATTTGAAGATGAATTAAACAACTTTGTTTTAGGATTAACAAACCCATCTTCACAGGCGGACTTACTTAAGATTGAGACTTGGAAAGAAAAAATCCTTCTTTATAAAGATGCGGTTTCTGACCCAGGAAATGGTATACAGGCAGTATCTTCTTCATGGGCTAAAAAACATATTCTTGGTTTCTCAGATGAAGAAATTAAGTTGGATATTCAACAACAGAGAATTGAGAAGGCGGTAGCCGCTGAACTTGAACAAACACCTCAAGTTATAACTAAGACAGGTATTTTCGATAATTTAGATAAATTGTACGGAACCAAAGGTACACAACCTGCACCGGGTGAAGAACCTGCAGGAGAAACTACAGAACCAGCAATTGGTGATTTAGGAGGACTTGGTGAACCAGCATCTTTAGAGACAGGGACACCTGAAACTCCTGAGGAACCAGCACCAGGTGGTGGAGCAGCTGAAGTAACACCTGAATCAGTTAAAGATAGAGACATGAATCTTCTTATTGAAGATGACATATTAAAAGGTCAAGATGTACTTGATTTATCTAAAGGAAAAAAATCTTTAGGTGAAATCGAAGATAAACTTAATGAGTTATTAAACAAGTAATATTTATTAATAAAAATATTATGAATAAGTTCGGACAATTTAAATCAAATTTTGACCATTTAATGGTTCAATCATACGGTAAAGAAAAATTCAAAACCGTAATGAAAGAGTTCAAGAAAAACATCTTGTCCAACAAAGCCATCTCTGAGATGTATTTTATTTACAATGATTTATCTGCTCAAAAAGGTATCAATAAAGAAATTGCTACTGAGTATGTAAACGAATCATTCGAAAGATTATCTGATTTAATATCTTCTAATCAGAAAAAAATAGATGAGTTATACAATTGGGTAAAAACAAACTTAGACGGTGATGTTGAAAACGAATACTCAAACATAGATTTTGTTGT